ATTGCACATCAGTAACACTAAATCAGACAGCAGATGAGCTGGAAGTAACCGCCATGGGCGATTCTTCACACAAGTTTGTCAAGGGATTGGAATCAGCTACCCTTACTGTTTCATTTCTCAATGACCAGGCAGCTGCCTCAGTATTAGACACCTTGTCAGATGCTTTTGGTACAACAGTTGCATTTAAGCTACTGCAAGACAAAGATACAGCAGTATCAGCAACCAACAAATTATTTACAGGTGATATTTTAATCAACAACCTAACGCCAATCAACGGCGCGGTTGGCGATATGTCCACACAGGATATTACATTTACTGTAAACTCAGTTGTAACAGTAGCCGACAGCGGCACGTTCTAATTTAACAAAGGGGCAAAAATGGCAAGTCTTAAAGTTGTAAGGGCAGATGGCACGGAAAGTATCCACGAGATAACACCTGCTGTTGAATATGCTTTTGAGCAATATGCTAAGAAAGGCTTTTACAAAGCTTTCAGAGAAGATCAAAAGCAGAGCGATATTTATTGGCTTGCTTGGGAATGTCTGCGTAGAGCAGATGCTCCAGAGGTTTATCCATTTGGGGATAAGTTTCTAAGCACTTTAAAGGCTGTTGAAGTTCTTGGTGATGATTCCCCAAATGGCTAACGCGTGATTCCTATACGTACAGAGTAGCCCAGCTAGCTGTACATACAGGGATTGCGCCTAGTGAATTTGTAAATATGGATAGAAGTATGCTAAACGCTATCCATGAAGTAATAAAGAAACAAGCGGAAGACAGGAAGCATGCCAGTAGTCGTAGAGGGAATCGTAGGTCTTAGAAAAGCCCTGCGTAATTATGCTCCGGACTTGCAGAAACAAATGGACACGGAAATACGTGTAGCGATGAAGGAAATAATTAAGGATGCACGTTCTAGAGTTCCTGACACCACAAGACTTTACAATTGGCAAGACACAGGCAAGGAAAGAAAATCTAGAACTGGCAGAGAGCGCGCTTTTCCTGCCTACAACCCGTCTTTAATTCGTAGGGGCATGACATATTCATTAGGTAAACAAAGAAGGAATAGAGCAGGCTTTGTTTCTCTTTTTACTCTATTTAACAAATCTGCTATCGGTGCAATTGTAGAAACTGCTGGTCGTGCTAACCCATACGGAAGTAGTCGTAGCCAATCAAACAACCCTGATGCAGGCCGTAACTTTAATATAACACTTAGCAATCAAGTAGGTGCTTTGAGAAGCTACAAAGGCAATAACGATCAAAAGACTAGGGGTAGATTGCTTTTTGCTGCCTATGCAGACAATCAAGGCAGGGCTTTGGATGCAATCATGAAATCTATTGATAAGGCTACGCAACAATTTAATGCGCGCTTACAAGCCGATAAAACAAAGGTGGCAGCATGAGTGATATTAAAGTCAATATAGTTGGAGAGTTCCAAAAAAAAGGCTTTGATGATGCTGACAAAGCCACAAAGAAACTTACCAAATCATTTCAAAAGCTTGGCGCAGCCTTAGGAGTAGCGTTAACTGCTAGGGCGTTTGTCAACTTTAGCAAGGCTAGTTTGCGCGCTTTTGTTGAAGAAGAACAGGCCGTCAAGCAACTTACAACATCTTTAGGCAACTTAGGATTTTCATACAACGTTCCTGCAATTGAGCGTTTTCTAGAAGCTACTGAGCAGGCAACTTTAGTAACAAAGGATCAGTTACGCCCAGCCATTGTTGACTTAATAGGTGCGACAATGGATTCTGAATTGTCAATGCGACTACTTGGACAAGCCATTGACATATCTGTTGCAACTGGCACGCAATTGACTTCAGTATCAACTGCGTTAACCCGTGCGTTTAATGGCAACTATGCAAGTCTTGGAAAATTACAAACTAGGTTTACCACTTCAGAACTAGAAGCTTTAGGGTTTGAAGCAGCAATAGCGGCTTTAAATGAGGAGTTTAAGGGTGCGGCAGCAGCCAACTTAGACAGTTACTCAGGCAAGTTAGCACAGTTAGAAATAGCTGCTAACAAAGCCAGGGAAGAAGTCGGAGAAGGTTTAGTAAAGGCCATTGAGCAATTAGGCTCAGGTGATTACAATCAAGGCTTACAAGAACTAGTTGATGCTGGCACAGCCATAGGCGATGCTTTTGGCTACGCTGCTGGTGCTGTTAATACACTCAAAAGCGCCTACGACATAATTACTTTGCGTGGTGTACGTACCATCACGGAGAATCTATTGGGAAAAGGTCAACAAACACGCGGTGGCAGCATAACGCCTACCCAATTTGAATTAGCAAAAGCAAACGTTGAACGTACAAAAGATTTAGTTCTACAAAGAAAGATTTTGGCAGAGCGTAAAAAAGCTGCTGCTTTGACAGAAAAAGAAAGAAAGAATCAACTAGCACTCAACAAAGCCAAGGCTGTATTCGACATTGAAAAGATACAGATAGAAGCCGCTTTGCAAGGCAAGATAACTGAGGAAGAACGTACACGCCTACTTCTTATGAAGGCCATCTTGGATGAGGATGCTGATACGGCTACCAAGCTTGCAGACAAGCTAGAGAAAATACAAAAGCAAACAATTGAACTTGCTGAATCATTAACTAATCTTAAAGCTGGTGATCCATTCTCTGAATGGGATGGATATTTTGATGCTGCTAAAAAGAATATCAAAGATTTGTTTGACACGTTAGCCAAGCAACAAATAATTTTAAATGAACTCACAACTGGTATAGCAGGTTCGCGAGCAAAAACGAATCAAGCTGTTTTGGATGCTAAAACTGACAAAGCAGCAGCTTATGCGGTAGCTGCTGGTCAAACCAGAGAAGAAGCTGAGCGTGCTACTAGGGAAGCAGCAGAGGCAGCAGCTGCCGCTGCAAAAGCTTTGGCTGAAGCAAAAACTGCCGAAGAAAAAGCCGCTGCTGAAGAAGGAATACAAGCAGCAGCAGAGGCAGCCAGAGCAGCAGAATTGTTAACAGAAACCATAGCAGTAGCAGATTATGCGACAGCACTAGCGGAAGAAGCTTTAGCCAACGAGTATTTAAACCAATCTATGGATGCAGCCTTTAGAGCTGGCATTATTCCTAACGTTGAGATAAATGTTAACGTTGAAGGCAACGTAACATCTGCTGAGGATTTGGCTGAGGTTATAACAGACATTCAATACAACTATCAGAAAACAGGCAAGGGATTATTGCTGAGCAGTAGGGCGATTTAATGCCAGCACCTACGCTGCGTGTTTTTGTTGACTTTGATAGCGATACCGCTTTTGAGATTAACCCTTTAATCCTAGGTAGCGCAACTGAAGGCATACTAGGCACAAATACCCTAGGCTCAGGCACGCTGCCAATTGAGATTACAGACCTAGTAACTAGAGTTTCCATTAGGCGTGGGCGCAATCGTTTAACATCCCAGTTTGAGGCTGGCACAGCTAATGTAACGCTTTATGATCAAACAGGTGATTGGAATCCTACTAACCCTGCCAGTATCTACTATCCAAATCTTGTGCCATTAAGGCAGATAATTATTTATGCTACCTACAACACGCAAGATTATTTTCTATTTTCAGGATTTATCAACACATACGACACAGGCTTTAGACAAGGCAACGATGAATTAAGCACAGTTACCCTGCGCTGCGTAGATGGCTTTAAGTTGCTTGCAGGCTCAGGCATAACAACTGTTACAGGCTCAGGGGTGCAAACTTCAGGGGCTAGAGTAAATGCCATCTTGGATGAAATTGAATGGCCTTTAAGCTTGCGTAACGTAGACACAGGCGATTCAACCCTTCAGGCAGACCCAGGCACAGACAGGGATGCCCTTCAGGCGCTCTTTAACGTGGAACAGAGCGAGTTTGGCGGTATCTTCCTAGATGCCAATGGCAAGGTTGATTTTGTAAGCCGTAATGCCCTTATAGCCACGCCAGCGTTCCCGGTCTATGAGTTTAGCGATCAAGGCACGGACATTTCATACACTAATGCCGTAGTTGCCTTTGATGATACAAACTTGATAAATGATGTAACCATCACACGCTTGGGTGGCACAGCTCAGAATGCCTTTGACCAAGATTCCATTGATAAGTATTTCTTGCATTCAGGTCAACGCTCAGGCATATTGGTGCAGACCGATGCTGAAGCCCTAGACCAAGCCGAGGGCATACTTGCCACACGCAAAGACCCAGAGATACGCATAGATAGCATTCAGCTTAACCTTTACGATGATGCTAACCCCAATAAGCCATTGGCAGGGGTAGATATAGAATTGCTTGATGGAGTAACAGTTACCAAGACTACCCCAGGCTCTACTAGCGTTGTTCAATCAAGCTTGGTAAATGCTATCCATCACGATATTACCAAGTCATCGTGGATGACTACCCTATACACAACAGAACCGCTACTGGCAGGCTTTGTCTTAGATTCCGATATATCGGGTATACTAGACACAGACGTGCTGAGCTACTAAGGAGAACAAATGGCAGGCGCAGGATATAAGTTATTCGCCACGGGCGATGTGCTAACAGCAGCCCAGGTTAATACGTATTTAAATGAGCAAACAGTTATGGTGTTTGCAGATTCAGCAGCTAGAACTAGCGCGCTAAGCGGTGTACTTGCTGAAGGCATGATGTCTTACCTACAAGATACTAATGCTGTTGAAGTTTACAATGGAACAGCATGGGTAGGTGTTGGTAACGTTGGTGATATTACTGAAGTGCAAGCTGGTGTAGGAATATCAATTGCAAGCGGTACTGGCCCGATACCAGTTATTACAAATAGTTCAACAGATCTTATTACTACTGCTGGGGATATACTTTACGGAACAGCAGCAGACACAGTAGCAAGGTTAGGAATTGGAACGGCAGGACAGGTTCTCAAAGTAAATTCTGGAGCAACTGCGCCTGAGTGGGGCGCTGCTGCTGCTGGTGGTGGCAAAGTCTTACAGGTGGTAAGTGGCGTTACTACAACCTCAACTGCTATAAATGGAACAGTATTAACTGACACAACTATAACAGCCACAATAACACCAAGTGCTGCAACCTCAAAAGTTTTAGTATTGGTAACAGGGGCTTATTATGCTGATGCAGACAATGGAACTGCATTAGGTATTAAAATGGCTTTATTGAGGGGTGGTACAACCATTTGGGACGGCGGTAGCAATACTCATTATTGGCAAGTTCTTGTAGGGGTTAAAAACCAAATGAATCTTAACTATCTAGATTCTCCTAACACTACTTCTGCAACAACTTACAAAATACAAGGTGCTGAGCAAGTAGCAGCAAACCACACAATGGTTTGGCAGGAATCTAGTCAACCTAGCGTTATTACATTATTAGAGATAGGTGCTTAATATGGATTTTCTACAAAAGTTTAAGGCTATTCAATTTATTAGACCTAATGCTCATTTTTCTTTACAAGACGATAAACTGATTTGGCTTGATACAAATGCTATTCAGCCCACAGAATCAGAAATTGAATTAGGTTGGGTTGCCTATAATGCTTGGAAAACTGAACAGGATTCTGCAAGGGCCACCCAAAAGGCAGCCCTGCTAGATCGGCTAGGTATTACAGAAGATGAGGCTAAACTGTTTCTAGCATAATCTTGAGGGATTGTGCTATTTCAATGCTATAATAAATAGATATGGCAAAGCTATGCAAGGCAGGGATACAACTACGCGAGCAGGTAGATGATGCGTTCCCCGATAGAGATAGAGCTTCAGATGGCTGGATCGGTGATAAACGTCATTCAGCGCGTAAGTCCGATCACAATCCAACTGCTGAAGGCATTGTACGTGCCATTGACATTGACGTTGATTTCAGGTCGCACAAAGCGGAGCCCTATGACTTTGCGGATCAGCTACGATTACTTGCCAGACTTGATAAAAGAATCTCTTATATCATCTTCAACGGCAAAATTGCCAGCTACAAACGCAATTACAAATGGAGAAAGTACACCGGGATAAACCCACATAAGACACATATACACATTAGCTTTACTGCTAAGGGCGATAGAGATGGCAGTATGTTTGAAATACCGATACTAACAGGAGAGCCCTTAAATGGAACAAGCAAAGCAAGTAAGCGCAAGCTGGGCAAGAAGCTTTTTAGCCGCCGGAATAGCAACCTATTTAGCGGTGGGCTGGGATGCACATGCAATTGTAAATGCAGCGTTAGTAGCAAGCCTTCCAGTAATCTTGAGATGGCTTAACCCTAACGATATGGCATTTGGTCGGCGTTGAGCCCGGCTGAATGGGCAGGCTTTGTAGCTGCCATCCTTTCTTGTTGTGCCTTAATTGTCGGGGGGCTTAGATACATTATTAGACATGAAGTGCCAACAATTCTTGAGGCATCAAATATCGTGTCGCGCATCAATAAACTAGAGGCTATGGTCTTAGAATTGCTTACTCATGAGCGCAAGAAGAATATCAAAAAGCGAACAAGCCGCTAAGCGTAAGCGGAAAGAAGCCGCTGCGCGTAGAACAAAGGCTGACATTTTGCTACCCATAGATATATGGGCTGCATCTATTGTTGAATGTTATGAAGCCTTAGTCCGTGCTGGATATGGTGAAGATAGGGCGCGCTGGTACATTGAAGAACAGCTGCGTTTACCTGATTGGGTAATAC